CTGCATCGAAATCAGTAGCTCTTGTCAAAGTACATGTTCCGCCATTCAAAGCACCAACAGTATAAACACCATTCCACTTTTTATGTACACCAGCGCCATTAGAGTTAACACCTTCTTTAATCAAGACTCTAGCGCCGGCAGAAACAGAAACACCATCAACAGTCAATGTATCTGCGCTAGAATCAAATCCACCTTCACCGTTAGCTAAAACAAGAGTGCTTGTAGAAGCGGTAGAAGCCATTGTGAACGAAGCAGGATAAACTGCCTTTACAGATGCCTTTACATCTAAACCAGCGATTTTAGAATCAACATATGCCTTAACAGACTGCTGAGTAACTAAGTGGCTAGCAGAATCTGAAGCCATATCGTCTTCGTCTTTAATGGCAGCAGAAGCAATCATTGCGTAGTCAACTGCGCCGGCAGCAATGGTTACAACACCAGCGTTAGTACAAGTTATATCACCACTAAGAGCGAAAGAGCTATAATCAGTTCCATCAGCAATCAAGAAGTGAGTGTTTGTAGCAGCCAAAGAATCATCGAGGACATTAATCATCGATGGTTCAACGGCATCGGAAGCGATAGTTAAAGCGCCGCCGGCTGCGATTGTTGCATCGCCAGAAACGTTTCCAAAGATAGCATCTTCAAGATTCGAAAAAGTAATTGATTTAATAGCATTTGATGCGTCAGCATCTCCTGCGTAAAGTAAGTCGCCTTGAGCTAAATCAGATAAAGAAGAAGCGCAAGAGCCACCATCAATTTTATCGATATCGATAGCGGCATTTGAGGCTATCGATGCATTCACAACGGCATTTGCAGCCAATTGGTCTGCACCAACGGCATCATCAGCGATCATCGCCTGCTCAACTGCGTCATTGGCGATAGTTAGTGCACCACCAGCAGCAATGGTGGCATCACCAGAAACATTTCCAAAGATTGAATCTTCGAAGTTTGAGAAAGTAACTGATTTGTTGGTCCCACCAGCACCGTCATCTATGATAAGTAAGTCAGCCTGAGCAACAGTGGCGCCACCCAATGCTGTTGCTCCGTCAATATCGATTGAAGCAAGAGAAATCTTGTTAGCCGCATCAATGGCGGCAAGGTCAGCAGCAACAACTGCTCCAGCAGCGAATGTTATACTGTTGGCTGCTGATTCGCCGGTTGCGGACAAATCAAGTGCCCCTGCCGGCTTAAATGAGCCTTTTTGAAATTTATAAGCCATATATATTTCCTCCAAATTATATAATATGTTCGAGGTTGAAGTATGCAGACTACAACCCTCGACTTATATAGGTGAGAAGGGAAATATTCTCATCAATAAATAAAATATTTAGTTGAGCCATCCGTATATATATTGATGGCCGAATATGGTGAAACTAACGATACAGTGGCCACACCATCAATAGTTTGCCCATCAGGAGGAGTAACATTTATCACAACCGAATCAGACAATGTGCCGCCTTCATCTTTGATTACATAGGTTTGCCCATTTGTCAATGCGCTAGCGTTGGGCAAGGTGATGGTCACAGTTGAAGATATAGACACTCCCAAATAATAATCATCATTAGCAACGGTTGTATTGGAGGTTACCGCCCTGCGCTTATGAATCAAGCCACCCTGAACACTTAACTTTGCTCCGTCAAATGTTAAACTAGCTTCGCCATTGAGAGCGCTTAAGCCTGAAAATGTTGCAATACGGTCGTCGGCGCCATTGGCCACAGAAGACACAGCACCACTACTACCGCCGGCAGTTAAATCTGTTTCTGTGATATCATGGCTTCGCCAATAAATCTTCCCATCAGACTTTGAATACAGATACCCACGACCATCTGTTGGCTGAGCAGGGGTTGTCGTTTCTGATGTAATTGCGATTCTTCCAGCTATATCGGTGTCTGCATCAGCAGCGCCAACCACTAGTGTACCTTCAGTGAGTCTGTAAGTTGCCATAGTTATTTATCCATATATTACGCTGGAACTACAGCAACACCACCGGAATTCGACCCATGCGTAGTACTAGCGATTAAAAGGCTAGATCTTGGAGAGCTTTTCAAAACGTGCTACAAGCGGCGTGAACATCACTAGCATTGGTACCTGCTAAGGCAATCAAATCTGCACCTGCAATCTCTACTATTCTACATTTTGTTGCTGCTAAAGTTATAGAATTCCCGCCTAATGTAAGCTCAGACCATTTACCGGTAGCATAATGATAAACCCAAACGTTTGTAACGGTACCATTTGTGTATGAACTAAGATGCAGATACCTTTGATTTTCTGTGCTGTATACTCCAGAAGCCGGCTTGGCCTTATGAGCCGTTGACACCGCATCCGTGATCCCTTTCGCATCCGAAAGGGAAGCCACTAAGGTAACTGACTCGCCGTCAGCGCCTGCAATATTTTTTGGCCTTCTTGTCCTACCCCAGCTTGTATATTTGTGTACTGCCATTTTAATAAATCTCCATATTTCTTTATAATTATGCTTTTAAATTAGTTTTGACCAATCCCTGTTTGCAACGCTCATTATCCCTGATATATCAACTCCGGGGTCGCTAGCATCAACACCAGCTAATGGGCCTTGTTGGTGATGGGGTTCATTTGGCGACCCTCCAGACTTTAGAGGTTGTGTCCCTTCAAATAAGTCAATTCCGCCATAAGCATCAGAACCGATTGCTTCCATTAGAGAACGCTTGGATTCTTTAAGTTTATTGTCTGGTCGACTCTCTCTCATTCTATTTCTGAAAGTCTCGTTAACGCTTTTCTGTTGTGGTCTAGGCTTGGCTCTTGTTTCCATCTTCTCGTTAAGATTTGTTCCCAAGCCCTTTGCCACTTCTGATATAATGCCAGAAAGAATGCCTTCACCTAATAGTATCTCATGAATGCATTCTTTAATCATTGGTTTTAATACTTTCTTTAATTCTTTCTTGTTCATCTAATCCTCTAAAATTTCGTTTAACAATCGATTCACTTTGTATGGCTTATCAAAAATATCGGTTTCCAACTTAATATCCTTTCCTTCTTGCAAAGCCATGAAAGCATTTGGCGTTGAAGGTTCAGAAACAAAGTCAAAGCAGATAAGCTGAAGATCTTCTTGCACAACGGTTCTGCCTTGTGACTCTTGTACTGAACCCAAAGCTCTTGATGAGATACCAAGTTTAACTCCATCATTGACAAGCTGTTGAAGAATCTTACCAGATGGGGTATTCAAGACTTGAACCTTGCCATTGACTGAGTTGCCATCCCACCATACTTCTGTGATGAGATGAGATGCATTCTTAAGGTTGATAACACTATCGTCTGGATGGTCCAGTTCTCCAAGCGCTCTCCTCTCTTTTACGAGATGCATATAATTTTTAATTTCTCTTTCGAGAATCTGTTTTGGGTACGTCCTGCCGTTACCATTAAGACATTCGGCTTCTTGCAGCTTGCCTGTCAAGATCATGCCGCCGTTCTTAACGAAACGTTTCTCTTCTTCTGTCAATAAATCTTGACAGACTCCGCCTTCGCAGAGTTCATAATATTCTCTCAATAAAACTCTAGGCATAGTCAGCACCCATTCTTGCAACGGCGAACCGGTTGAATCATCCATCTGGCATTAATCATTTTGCTTCTCCTTTTTTAATATTTTTGCTCAAAGCTTCATATATGTATTTTGCAAATTCTGGATTATACTTTTCTTCTTCGTCGAGCCTTCTCTTAAGTTCTTCTTGTATGATCTCTTTAAGTCTTTTTTTCGTAATAGAAACTTTCATATTTATTCCCTTGTAATGTGTACGGCCTTTTTGAACCCATGGTCATCGAACAACGTACACAGAACATATGATGTTGCCGAAGACACACAGCCACAAATCAAAAGATTGGCCACCGTGTAATCAAAACTAAATAGTTCTGTCATGCCGTTAATGCAGAACAAAAAGACTCCAACCCAGAAACCCATACACATAGAACAGTGGAATATTTCCCCTAATCCATTGTATGAGTGCTTCTCTGGTCGCCATGCGTCAAATATTTTACCGTATATGAGGATTTGTGTCAACCCAAAGGCTGCGAGTATAAACCATAAAAGTCCCATGATTTCTCCGTTATTTTGTTTTTCTTTTGTACGTTATTCTTCTTTTTTTGCTATTTTCAGTTAGCATGCCTTTCTTTCTATTTGGTCTACGAAGCTTAGATTCTGAAATTTTATCATCTTCTTGTTTGGCAACGTGCATTTTATTTAGCGCCGCGCTGAGTGCATCAATTGCCTTTTGTTGAGCTTCTGGGGTTTTAAGCATGCTGTGGGGAGCAAAGGCATGAAGGTTGACGCCCTGCAATAGATCGGCAACTTTGCCTTGCTTATCCATATATTTTTGCACAGTAGCTTGGTCGCCAAAGATCTTTTCCATTTTCTGAGTAAGAGCCTTGATCATTCTATTTCTTTCCTTATCAAGCCTTTCTGTTGATCTTCCGGCGGTGCCGATTTTTTTCTGCCTTGCTTCTTCTTCTTTTGCTGCACGCTCTTTCGCTGCTGTATCCATCATCGAACGGCCCATTCCAGTCATTGTATCTTTCATGTATTGGGCTGTACCTTCCTCAGTGTCTGAGAAGTCAAACCCACCGGCCTCGCCTCTTTCTTTCCGGGATTCCAGTTCTTTTTTTAGTTGCCCTAGGGCACCCACTGGATGGGGTGTCCGGGCGCCGCCCATTGAAGTGCCCTTGTCACCATACATGGCATCACCTGCGCGATCGCCACCTTCGGCTTCCAAATCTCCAATCAACCTCTTTAAGTCTTCAGGACTCATTTTTGCCAATTCGTCTTTAGAATATGCCTCATATAATTTATTCCCTTTCGTAAACTTTCTCCAATTCTCAAAAATCAATTGATCTTTTTTAAAACTACTGTATTTCATTTTTTAATCTCCATATTTTGTTTTGCTATTCGTTCGGTTATTCATGCATTCCATAAAATCTATTGTTCATGTAAGCTTGGTAATAAATGCCGGGGCGAATGCTTCCCTTCTCTCTGGCATGTGGCACTTCACCCAATTCAGTTGCTTCTTCATCTGTTGGGTCTGTCAACATTTCCTCTTCTTCCTTTTCGATTTGCTTAAGGAATTCATATTTTGGTCGTTCGTCTTCAACAAACTTTGCAATTGAATATATGGCTACTTGCACAGGATCTATATCTTCTGAGCCGGCAGCCTCAAGTTTGCCCTGCATTGAAGCATAAACGTTGCCGGCCTGCACAGAGTCTCTAGAGATAACACCTTTCTTTGTTAGAAAATCAAAAAACCTAGACTGTGTGTCGTATACCATCTCTGAGATGGAATCCTTCGCGAAGGCTACAATCTTTTTTGTTTTGGGCGAAACAACAATGTCCATCTCTTCGTGGTCGTAAATTACATAATCTCCACCTAAAGTTTTCCTAATATCAAGCTTAAACTCAATTTTATTAAATTGGTTGTTGTGTTTTCTAACTGCCTTGTCACCAACAAAAACATCTATCGACATTACTCTAATTCCTTACATAATTCTTGGATTTGTAAAACTTTTAACAAAACTTTTTCATCATCCTTTATATCTCTGAAAGATTCCAAAAGGGTGGATACTTCATTGACTCGATCACTAAATCCGTGTTTTTTAACAATATCTTTTGTATTGCACTTTGAAATGCTTTCTTTGAGCTTCTCAATCTCTTCGTTTAAGCTCATTTTAAGGGAAAGACCATTATCAGAAAATGAATAAATGTATTTATAAATCAAATCCTTCTGGTTTTCGTTTAAAGCAGTATTGTAAGTTTCATTAAATTTCTTAACAAAAGTGCTAAAAACAATATTATCAATTGGTTCTACCCTATTAACTTCTTGATTTTTAATCATTTCTTCCACAACAGCAGTCTCTAACAAAACTTTGCTCTTTGGATTAGTTTTAAAATTAAAGATTTGTGAAATTGAAGCCAAAGTTTTATAATTTGGCAAAAAGTTATTGAAAACATCTTTGCCTAAATCTTTGTTAACTTTTTTAATAAGTTTAGTTTGAGTATTAAATACGTGTCCGGGGTTCAAACTGAAGTATACTCTTTGGGCTTCACTTAAAATCCTCTCTGCTGTTCTCTTATCCACACCCTTTGTTTCGTAAATTGAACGATATGCTTCAAGTTCATACTTCAAAACAGACTCTGTGTGGAAATATTCTTTAAGAATTGTTATGATTTTATCTTTTCTTTTCGGCTTGTTGTTGACAATACTTTTTGTCATCTCCAACAATAAACTTTCAAATACAAATGCTGTGTTTCTCTTTTTATTATGTCTCATCTTTTTTAAGCTCCAAACTTTCTAACAGTACTTTGATGTCATTGTTTACTTTAAATAGTTTTGTTTCCTCTTTATCGTACAAACTAGACTCTTTGTTTTCTTGAAATGCTCCATTACTAACAGGCGCTAAATCGCGGACACCGGGGAAAATACCATTTATCCCACTCAAAGATTTCGACACAGCTTTTTTACTTCTCGTTCTTCCGCTGCGCTTAGATTCGGGATTTTCGTATGGCTTAACCTTTCTTCTCCCATTCTTTTTGCCATGCTTGTAAGCTTGTACAGTGTTCCTATCTCTATTGGCTGGGGCCGTCAGTAAAGCTGTGTCGCCTCCGGCTTCTTCCTCACCACCAGCTTCTGGTGCTGCCTCTTCTCCACCGGCTTCACCTCCTAAATCGCCACCTAGATCGCCTCCTAAGTCACCGCCTCCCATATCCATACCGCCTCCAGCAGGAGCGCCTCCAGCAGGGGCTGCGGCTGCGGCTGCATCAGCGGCGTCTTCTTCGGCTGCTTTCTCCAGAGCGGCTGCATATTTCTTGTCATAAAACATTTCTCTTTGGTTTCTCAAGAATTCTTCGTCTGACATTCCAAAGATGTTATCTGAGATCCAACGTTTGCTGAAATAGCCCTCTGTGGCTGAGCCGGCAATATCAAATTTAGTTTTCCAATGCTCTAGCTCTTGCAGTTCTGCAATCTTAGAAGGGTTGTTCAAGCTTATCTTAAAAGACAATAGGTCATCACCACGGTACCCAATTGTATACAAATGAATGATGGCCATCTTTTCTAGCTCTGAAATTATACTTCTCTGCAATCTTTGGATCGTTCTGGCGAATCTAATGTCTTTCTGAGCTAATGTTGCCTTATCTTCTGTTGCGCCATCCCCTCTAGACAAATACGACATTGGCACCTTCAACGCAGAGAACAGCTTGTCTCTGAGGTATTTAACATCGTCAATGTCGCCGGTGTATGTTCCACCGGGCAAGGATTCAATTCTAGAATTGTTTCCACCACGAACAGGAATAAAATAATCTTCATCAATTGATAGCGGATTATATCTCAAGTCAACACGACCGGTGTTAGCATCAACTAGTTGATTTCTTTTCATTTGTGTCGAGACGCGATTCATGAACTGCTCCACATCTTGTGGCGGGATGTTTCCAACGTCAATGTAGAATACTCTTCGCTCCGGAGAACGAACAATACGATATGCCATCATTGCATCTTCCAAAAGAATCAATTGCCGCCAGATGCGCCTAGCTGGCTCTAAAACTGACGTTCCGTATGGAGCGTGTCTGTCATTACCCAAGACTCGAAAGTGCAATATTTGCCAGTTTTCGAACGTTAAACCACCACTATTCCATTGATATTGAACATAGTTGGGGTTTGACTTGTCCTCGCCTTCCATTCTCTCAATCTCATCTGAGGGAAGACCTGTAATGTTTTTAATTCCTTGCCCTTCTTCAATGTCCATATACAAAAAGAAGTCGCCAAACTTACACATGCTACGACACCAGCCAAACAAATTCGATTCAATATTAATGATGTTTTCGTAAAGATTTGTGAGGATGAGCTTTATTTCATCATTTGGACATTTTATCTTAAGCATAGGGCTTAATGACGTTGAAGTTGTCATCTCGTCTGCATAGATATCCAAAGAAGACGCAATCTCTGGTGTGAACTCCATTTGGTCGAAGTCTAGATATCTTTCATAGCGATTCTGGTTAGCCATGATGTGTGCTGTCAAATTCTCATATGGATTGTATGCTGTCTTCTTGAAGTCCAAACCCATTGCAGATTTGAAATCATACTTATCCAAATGCGCTCTTCGATAGCGGCGCTGCTGTTGAGTGCGCCTATTGACAAGCGGCCCAGACAAAAGCCTTGTCAACTTCTTATATAAAGTTGATTCCGGGTTTCTTGGGTTCTTAATATTCTTTTTATTATCAGCCATTTTTTATCCCTTGTAAATCCATGGAAATTCATCCATATTTTTTTTATGTTTCGTCAGAGGATCTTTCTTCTGATCCCAGACAGATTGGCGCGAATTGTAGCCGCGCTGCCCTTTCATCTGAGTGTTGAACTTGGTATTTGTGTATACCATTGAATCCAACATCGCTCTCTGGTATTCCTCATTTCGTTTGTTTGCAATGATCGCTGTATCTCTAACCCAGCATGCTATGGCCATTGCCATAACCAAATCATCATTGTATCCCTTCATAGCTTGAGGTTTTCCATTGCGCCATATAAATGTTTTAAGCTCGTTCAGCAGTCTACCAGATTGAATCTTCAATATATTATTTCTAACAAATTCTTCTAGTTTAGCAATAATCAAAGGTCTGGTCTTCATGCTGGTCGTGAAACCAGCAATAGCGCTGTTGTTGCCTATAGCTTGTACTTGATCCAAATACTCATGAGTACCCTTGACACTGTAGTATAAATTGGGGTAATCCAAATCGATGAGCTTCTCTAACACAGAATAGCCAATATTATTATTCTCAACAACCAATAAGCAGTTTCCATACTCATGGCCTGCTGTATACAATATTGTTGAAAAATCATCGATGTTCGGCTTTCCTTTGTATTCCGCAACAACTTCCATATCTGTGATGTTGATTATGTGATATACAGAAAAGTCCGCGCCATCTCCTCTAGCAACGTCTGCGACCAACAAA